ATCACCATCGAAAATCACTTCCACTACTCGATTTGGTACAATAATATTGACAGAGCATACACCCGACTTATAGATATACTCTTCCATTTTGTTTTCAATACGTTCCCTCTGTGTTAATCCTACTTCCTGTTTTCTCATTTCTTTATTCTCCTTTTCAGTGTTGAATGTAAATGTATAATTTTTATTTCCTGGCTCAAAGTTTGCAACAACTTTTTCAAGACACTTTTCTTCAAATGTAAAATCCGCACCGCAATTTAACTTATATACATTACCATCAGGATACAATTTTATTTCAGTTATGATATATTTATGCCCACAGTAACATTTCATACTTGTCACAAAAGTAAAACAATTAATGTCTTTATAATCCTTAACTCTTACAATATCTCCTACTTTGAAACTCATATTTCATCACGCCTCCACTTCTTTTGATAATTCTTTATACTCTTCCAGAAGCTTTGCAAATCTTGAATTCGTTTCTGCAAAAATTTCATATTTTTTATCATCTTTTGTTGACTGAATAATATTATCCATCATTTGTCTTAACTGATGTTTTTTATATTGTATTTTTGCTAATTCTTTTCGTCTTTTCTCTCGATCTTCGTAGGCCGTCATATCAATGGCGCTTGGGTTGATTTTACAAACAATTTCCTGTGTGATTTTTTCGTTTTCATGAAAATGCTTCGTATCATCCAACGTAAGAATATTTTGAATTGTTAAAATTTGACCTCTACGATAGCCAGTAACTAATACTTTATCTCCTTTTTCGTATTTATAGCCGTCGTTATAAATTGCAAAATATTCTTCCTTCCCCATAAGATTAATTCCTGCTACGGCTATATAGCCTGTTAATTCTTTTGCCATGTTTTACTCCTTCTTTCTGTTTATATATTCTCCGCAATATAAGTTCTTTACAGTACTTCATCCACGATCCCATACTCAATCGCCTTATCTGAATGAATATAGAAGTCCTTCTTCTTTTCACGAATGTCAGCAATATCTTCTTTCGTCAGATTTGTTCTTTCCAAAATATATTCCTCAACCTGATTATTGAGATTGTCCATTTCAGCTCTATCTTCAACCAGATCTTGATACTTTCCACTTCTTTTACAATGTATCTGATGATACATAAAAGTAGAATGCTTATAACAATATCTCTTATGTCCTGCCAAAAAGATGCTAAATGCTGCACTCATGGCATATCCCATACAATATGTATAAATCGGCGTTTTGCTATTTTGGATAACATCAATCAGCGCCCACATATCATAAATAGTTCCACCACAGGAATTAATGTACAATTTAATCGGATCGCGTTTATAATCCTTTTCTTTTTCATCCTTTTTATTGTCATCATTGATCTGATAAAGCATCTCCCAAATCAGCTTCCCAACCGATTCATTGTCAACATCATCTGACAGAAAAAATGTTCTGGTATTTGTGTTTGTGTATGTATTGTCTTTGGAACTCATAACTACTCCTCTTTATTATTTTTAAAATGTGCCTTTCATCGCGTTTTATATTTCAGTCATGCAATTTGAAATGCCTAAAAATGGATGGGCGGCGTAACCATCATCTCAGGTACTCTTTACAGAGTGCGTCGGGAACCATTTCCGACCTCATTTTTAGGCATATTAAATTGCATGACCTAATATTCTCCGTTAGTATATTCCGAAAAAGTTATACACTAGCTCAACTACGGTAATTACAATAATAGTGATCCATAAAGCCTTTTTACTTTTTCGTTCTGGCTTCTCTTCAATTAGATTTAACCAGGCGAAGATAATTAGAATGATTCTTAAAATTGTAAGTAGCATACTTTTATTTCACCTCTTTTCTTATTTATACAGCCATTCCTTCTTGATCCGTATGGGTCGCTTCGTACTCTAGACGATTATATTTTCTCCATATCATTCCACGCCTTGTCCGTACTATTTTTACTTTGTCTAATGAATTACTTTTCAATAATTCATACTCTTCTGGTTTTATATTTATGGAAGGATATTTCACTGTCTGCGTTTTATATGTAAATCTTATTTTGAAATTGCCATTAGGAAGTTTCTGCATTGATTCCACTTCTGCAATATTCCCTTTATGCTTTCCACTATTTATGTAAATTAAATCTCCACATTTCAAACAATATGAATTGCAAACAAAAGTGCGTTTACCAGGTTTAATTTTCTTACCACGAAATTGTCTCATATTGTTTATATACTCTTTTTGCGTGACTCGTTTAGACGGAGCATTTGAAAGCCTTTCCTTATATAATGTATTACCACTTTTTTCTTTTCCATCACGTACATCTATGTATTTTGCATCACTAAATGTCTCCATACTCCTGTCATTGCATCGTTTTTGATCTACAATATAGATATTCTCCGTTAATATCACATCCTTGTAATCATTAATACAAACAGCATCCGTATAATGAAATTTTCTTAAACCGGCATTCCTTCTATTAATTTTTGTTTGATATCCATACCCAACTTTGACGTCATATTTGCCAGAAAGCCTTTCAAAAAGTTCCCAACGAACCATATTCATATAAGTACTGTCTTTGTATGTATCCGATGACTTCATATTTTTGACTTTCTCAAAATATTTATTGTCGTTATTATTGGAATGCACCTTCCGATGACAACTGTGACATAAAGATATTAGATTACTTGGTTTATCGGTTCCTCCTTTTGAACGCGGTTGGATATGATGAACTTCAATCACAACATTTTTATTTGCACCACACAATCGACATGTATGTTTATCTCTATCTCTAACATAAGCTGCTGCATTTTCATATCCTTTCATTTCTCCATTTTGATAATCTTTTTCTGATATTTCTTTCCCGTCAGCTAAAGCTTTTATCATCTGGATATCAAATTTAGCAACTTCTACAATTACCTTATCTACTGGAACCCATGACGCAATTTTATCTATTAAACGAATATGTGAATCAATTTTATGTTGTATTGATGGAGCAAACCATCCTTCTTCATTTCCATTTTTATATGTTGGATTATGTACGGTTTTGTAATCAACATTTTTATTTTTCCTGTACCTAATTCTGGATCTTCGTGTTCTTCGATATCCATTTCGATTTGTTAATCTATCCGACATTCCTTTTAATAATTCGACTTGTCCAGCTAAATACTCATGATAATTATCACTGACAGAAAATCCTATATTCAAATATCCGCTATCAATTTTCAATTCAAAAATATCTCTATTTTCTAAATCGCTTTGATAATCATCTTTTCGTTTTATTACTAATGGATCATGATTAATAATTTTTGCTTTATTATTTCTCAGCAAATAACCAGCTCTGCCATTTGAAATCGGTACACATGGTTTGTCATTTTTATCTACTACTAAAGTAAAATCTAAATATTGCATAATTTTCTCCTTTTAATTAATAACTCGACTTATAGTCGGTAATACTCTTTGACAATGTTATTACAAGTTTTTATGCTTAAATCACTTGCGACAAGAAAGTTAGACGTAACGCATGTTTAAATCTAAACGATATAATTTGATACTAGAGTTACATATCAATATATTTTCTTGTAATAACGTAGATTAAATCTAAGTCTATTTTTATTTAACGTCTTAATTTTATAGAGTTATTTTATTTTGAGGATTTGCAACCCTATAAAATTACATTCCTCTAAAACATTTCGTCTGCATCAATTTTGAATTGAACCGATTTGCAACCCTATAAAATTACACTCCTCTAAAACGGACACCCAAAGCATGATACACACTGTACTAAATCACACATGTGATGTTTTTTAATAAAGTCCTTATCTGCAGCCTGTTCGTCTGTAATTACTGTTCCACATTCATCCATATTCTGGATCTCATGTTCTTCATAAACCTTTCCTGAATATTTTCCTAACCTTTTCATTTGTCTCACCTCCTTTTTATTTCGTTTTAATTTCGATCTTTTTGTTGATCAGCACCTTACTGTATTCTCTCCCGTCAATAATATTCTCTGTTTGAATTTCTGTAACTTTGACTGGTTTTACACCTTTTTTCGTAACACATAATACTGCGTCACCAATCTGCAGATTATTGATGAATTTTCTCCATCCTTTAACTCTTGGCACTCGCCAAATGTATTCTTTCGTACCAATACCATCGTAATTGATATGAACACCTTTGATCAGCGCACCTGGCTGACCTTTATATACTGTCCGAATTGTTTTGGCACCATTTCTTTTCATGATAAGATATCGGATATATCCATCTACGAGATAACCATTCTTATCCAAAATAATTGACTTGTCTTGATGATTTGTACGAAGCCAATATTTTTCAAATCGTTCCATCTTTTCTTGAGATGGATGAGAATCAAGAAACTGATCTGAAATTTTGATGTCATCAATATTCATCTGCATTATTTTATTCTCCTTTCTTTACGCTGCGTTTCCTTTCCCAACAAGAAAGTTTTCGAAATCTCGTTTCATGAATCTGAAATTAATACCCTGATTGGAACTATATTCATCATCTGCATTCTGATATTCTCCAATCCACTGTTCAAATTCCTGATCCTGATTATTCTGCGCTGCATAAACCATCAATGCAATTAACGCTGTTTTACACTGCTGATAAACATTTGCAGACACTTTTGTATCCTGAAGACACTCGTTGTAAAATTCGATGTCGTCTGGATCTACTTTCTCATTTACATGAGTATGTACAAAATCAATATCATTCTGATCAATACGATCATCAACACCAATGATTGCAGATTCTTCACCCTCTGAATTTTCTGATGAGTCTTTGATACTTTCGCTCTCTGCATCTTCATTTGGTTTATTCTCTTTAATATGTAAAAAATCCACTAATAAAGTATGTAAATAATCAATCTTCTGCTGAATTACTTTTTTGTCCTTCGTGTGTTTATCCTGTTCTATTTCAATCCAATCAGTATCATTGACTTTGATTTCTTTCATGTCATTAAATGCAATCAGGAATTTTCCAAAATTTTCTGGTGAAACTCCTTCATCTAAGGCTCTTTTCATAAGAGTCATCCATGCCATAAAATCTTTTGGCACAAATAATTCAGCTACTTCTGTATGATCGAGTTTATCTGCGTAAGGAATTAACATATTAAAGTATTTGTTCAGTGTATCAAATTCTTCTTCTGTTCCGTTCTCATTAAGATACTTGCAGATATCCCTTGGCGCCTTTTTCCATTCTTCTAAATGAAACATCGCCATAACGCATTCGATGATCACTCTTTCCCAGATGCCTTTTTTCTTGTCTAACTCATTCAGCATCGTACAATCTTTAAGAAAACGATTATTATCTTTAATCCGTTTAATTTTATCCGCAAATGTACCAATGTAAGTAAACGCCTTCTGGCTTACATTCATTGGAATAGTAGAGTTATACAACATGACAAGATCGCAGGTATCTTCTGGAGTACATTCCTGATAAATTGCAGCAGACAACTGACATGATCTCATTCTCTTTTTCAGTTCTGGTGGGAAATCATTATAAGTTTTATTAACCAGATCAAATGTTTTGATTTCTTTGATCAGTTTTCCATTTTCATCTCTCATAGGTTTTCCATTTTTATCCAGTTTGTTTCCTTGATAAGTCACATATCTATTCCGGATTGATTTAGAGATCTTATGCCCATCAAACACAAAACGTCTGAGCGCTTCTGTTCTCTGACCACCATCCACTACGTATGTAGTAGTAAGCCCATCTTCTCTTTTTTCTTCTGCAAGAATAATGTTGGGAATGTAAATCCGTTTTGGAGATACAGTACTATAAATCAAATTATTGATCATTTCATTTGACCAACAAAACGCTCTCTGGACTGCCTGATCAACAGTAATAACTTCCTCATCAATACTATCAACATAAGCTCCTACGCCCATCTGTTCGATTCTGTATTCATCTAACATTAATAATCCCTCCTAAGTATTCTTGTATTTGAGTTGTTCCGGATAGCTTTTAAGCTATCGTTATAGAGTGACTTAGAAATATGTAAATTTTGAAGAATTTCTTCTTCATTAAATCCATCTGCAAGCATATGTAAAATTACACTCTGTACTCGTGATAATTTACTTGTATATTCTCTCATTAATGAAGACATTTCTTGATCATTTTGAAAGACGACATCTTCCACGGTTTTCCCAGATACAAATGTCTCCCAGAGCTGCATTCCATCTTCGTCAATTTGAGAATAAATGGAAATATCAAACACAGGTTTCTCTTTAGGATTACCATCTTTATCGAATTTCTGCTTTCCAGTCTCTTCGTCAATATCTGGAACAAAAACACAGCGTTTTTTACGTTCGATATCTCTTGTATATGTCCAATATTTTCTCCAAATATTTCCATATAAATACGTTTTAAAAGTGCATTTGACATCCGAATTGTATTTAAGTAAACTCGACAGAAAAACTTCTACTGCTAAACTTTCAAGTTCTGCATCATGAAGTGTCGGTAAATCTTGAGATGACTTTTTCTTTTTGTAAATCAAAGTTTTGCAGATTTTTTTAAGCTCGCGCATGTCGTTGTCTAAATACGTTTGCTGGATCTCATCTGCTTCTTCTGGTGTAAGAAATTCTAATTTTTCTCTTTGAGTCTCTGTCAAATATTTGTATCTCATTTTTGCTCACCCTACCCTTCCAATATTTTCATCGCTTCGTCAAATTTTGCAGTTCTTGGTTTATAGTTTTCATATTCTCCATTGTCAGTTTTATTTAATTCAGTTTGCAGTTTTCCAAGAGAGTAATGGTACGTCAATGCATTTTTCATTGCCTGAAGTTTATAGATACATGCTTTCACATGTGCTCGATCAATAAGAATCCGCAAGAACAGATATCCGATTTTAGCAATTCTATGTGCTTGTGGTAATTTTCCATCATGTTTATATGTATAAATAACGAGTGCATGTTTAATATCACTCTCTTCCGAATCAAGCTTAGACAAATATGTACTAAGAGATTCCAACATGTTGCTCAATTCAGATTCATCCCATGCAGCCAAACTTAAAAACTTTGTACACTCATCTTCAATCTGATCGAGTAAGTTCAGATCAACTACAATGTCATTTTCATTTAAAAATACACCTCCATTCCCTTTTGCTTTAGGAGAAACTGTTGGCTTGTTTCCATCCTCTCCAACCATGGAATATCCATTCCGAATCCAACCTAGTTTTTTGCTACGTGCATTCAACAGATTTTTAGCCTGTTTGAATGTAAACTGTTTTGCATTGGATGATTTTGTGGATTCCATGTACTCGCCAGGACGTATTGGATTTTCAATCACCCAATATTTTCCATTTGTGATAATGTAGTACATTTTCTGATCACTCCTTCTTTATTTAATTTTAAAAATAGGTAAACTTAATACAGGTTCTTATTGTTCATCAAATGAATAAGTACCTTTACGTATTGGTTATTCTCCTATTCTGTTTGTGTAAAATTGTGAAATAATAGCGAACTGCTCAAGATAGACTTGCAGAATTGCAAATTAATATGTATAATGAAACTTAAGCAGGACATTGTGCTATTATTCATCTGGACTGCTCCAACAGTTCAGATTCATATGAATATCGCTTGTTTTGCTTGTTATGTACAGGAAGGGATTCATACCGTATGCGCTCCAACGCAGGTATGATTCCCTTCTTTTATTTTGTTCGACAAAATTATAATACATCGAACTAATGTTCTTGTCAATATATTTTCGAACATTTGTTTGTGCTGTTATAATTTTGTATTTCCTTATATTTCCATTTTACTCTTTTAAATGTGGTAGAATAATGTCATGTGTCACACCCTCTCTTCTCATATTTTCTAAATCCTGAACAATAGAAAAAAGCTGCACATGTTCAAATACTTCACCCTCATTCATAAAAACTGATTTGGCTTTTCTAACCAATTCACACCCTTCTTCTGGTGTTGTAAGTTTCTTCATTTCTTCTTTTTGATCATAATCAATTGTGCAAATCAGAATTTTATATTTTTTATTTTTCTTTTTTAAATTCTGTAGTTTTTCTATAGCCTGATCGATGGAGCAATATTCATATGTTGTTTTCATTATTTCAGTCCCCTTCCATAAGTAAGTTTTTTATACTGATAGCCATTGCCGTATCAACTTCTTTTTGTTTGGCTCGACTGATCATTCCCATTTTATTTAATAATCTTCCTTTGTCAATTGTTCTCATCTGTTCGCATGTGATCAAAGAGTTTTTCTTAAGTCCGTTCAACGTATCTTTTTCTAACATAACATGAGTTGGAAGATTAGGTTTTTTCTGCGATGTCAAAGCTACTACGATTGTTGTAGGAGAATAATTATTTCCATCATCGTTTTGTACAATAAGACCAGGATGTATTCCACTTACCTCAGAGCCTAAAGTATCTCCAAAATCTACCCAATAGATTTCTCCTCTTTTTACTTTACTATATTTCACATCCATACCAGATTCCTCCTTTCTCTTGTTTTTTTTCTTACGTTGAATCCATTATATCAACATATCTTTAATATGTCAACACTTATTATAAATATATCTTTATTATTTTTGCTATTATATCACAATTTATCTTTATTTATATAAACATGTCTTTATAGATTTTCTTATTTAATTATGTTATAATCATTGACACGGAGGTGCAATATGATTAAATTAGATATTCAACATTTAATATTGACTAAATACAAAAGCCAAGCTGCATTTGCAGAAGCTACTGATCTCTCTTTGCCATCAGTGTCAAAAATTTGTTCTGGTAATATGGCAAGCATTCGCTTTGAAACTCTTGAAAAAATATGCGAAGCATTAGAATGCACTCCGAACGATCTACTTACTTCTGATAAAAATAAATGGGATACAAAAATTCCATCACATGTTACAGAATATATTGATAGTATGGAACATATCTCACAAGAAATCCAAGATGCAAATTTCCGTTATAGAACTGCAGCATATCATAAAGAAAGCGATGACTAAACTAGCCATCGCTTTCTTATTGCTCATATTCAGATCCGCTCAAATCCATTCGAAAATTGATTTCTTGTATACACCACCAATACAGTCTTTCTGCATCCTCATTATCTTTTCGATCTCGATCTGTGAAAATCATTAATTCTATTACATTCTCTTCTGACATATTTCTTAGATCTGCAGGTGTTACTGTATAGTCCAAATATTTTGGAATCATTTTTCATTCAAACCGTTCCGTTTTAAGATTTCTGTTACTTGAGATACAGGAATACAAAATCTTCTGGATACAGCTTTCTTATCTTTGTATTTCTCGAAATCTTTTAAAATATCTTTATCTGTCCACTCTAACTGAATAGGAGCATTCATATAGTTTTCCATTGTTCTCTCCTTTTGAAATGTCTGATTCATTAATTGAAAACAAATTGAAAATCTTTATCGTTTATTTCACATGTAATGATTTCTTTGTTGTTGTCAAGAATATCTACAACAGCACTTTCATATCTTGAATAAGCTGCTGTACATTCATATTCTTTACCTTCCGTAAAATGTTCATCGGTTTTTCTACAAATAGCCTTATTGTTCATCTTATCCCTCCGTTTGAAACCATTCCAACATAGTCTTTAAATTCTCCAAAGCTCATTGTAATTACTTTTACATTTTTCATATCGATCACTTTACCTTTCTAAATATTTTGTTGGCACTTCTTTGGTTAACCAAACATTATTCACAGACAAATAAAATTTATATCCATCTCTATGCATCTGGCCAGATGCCACCTGATACACAACTTCTTTTCCGTGTCTTTGTCCGACTTTTTCTGCAGTATCAACGTCACTTGAAAGATGAACATATAACCGGCTTTTTGGAATTAACCCAATCTGATCGATTGACACTACGTATTTTTCGCCAGTTCCATGATTTATTCTTCCATTTCTGGTAGCTGTGCCTTGATGTCCAGCAACAGACATATCCTGGCAATTATGCACTATACATCCATTTGCCGTATAAGAATGAGCCTCTTCCACTTCTATATCATAAACAGTTTCTTTGTTTTCTGTATGTTCAATTTTTGTTATTGGAGACCATAAATATCCATCTTCAATAATTGACATTCTTCTATTGCACTTTAAAGTCCATCGTATTGTATATGTGTCTTTTTGATGAATCTTTCTTCCTTCTATACATCCAAATTCTTGACGTTTAAATTTACTTATTTGAAACGGTATATTATATGCTTTCACAATCAACTGCCCAATTCCATATAATAGTTTCCTATTAACTGAAGTTATAGAATATGTATATTTTTTACATGATCCATCACTATCAACATAACCCTCTATTAATTTCATCACGAGATTAATTGGCATATCAAATACAAATCCAGGTAAATATTTACCTTCAGCACCTTTTCCAAATAGATTGCAAAAAGTAGCCAATTCTTTATTTGTAAATTGATATTTATATGTCGTATTGTCTTCTACTTTTACGTAATGTGCCCATTCTGGTATTTTTTCTTCAAATAGTTTATCTTCGCCATTTATTTTTGATGTACATATAATCATGCTAGAAACATTATTGTTTCTGTCTTTCCTCGTTCTTGTCCATCCGTCACCTAAAAATCTTCCTATCAAATACCATAATCCTTCGTCTTTCATGTTCAGATTATTTTTAATATATTTAGATCTTCCCCTTGTACACTCAACACCATCCCATTTGGGGACAATTGAATTTTGATTTATTGGGGTTCCGACCAAATAATTTTTATTTAGATCTTTAGCTTCGACCCATTTTGGTTCCGAAAATTTTCTTTTCATCGTCTTCTTCCCATCAATAAATGGGTGAATATATGTCTTTTCTCTTACATAAAATTTATGATTGCTAGTAGTTTTTATTTCATGACAATTAGATGCTTTTAGTTTTATAATATTTTTTTCGCCATTGTTGAATACGTTAATTACTTTGTGAAATAAACCATCATGAGAAACAACTTCTTCATTAACGGAAACATCTTTTATTTCTCTAAAACCATTTTTAGTCAATACTAATGTATCTCCTGTAAAACAGGGACTTCCATGTATCAGAATATCTGGACGAAGATTGTATCCGACCACTGTTTGCGTTTTATACGGAAGATCTTTTGCGAACATTGCATTATATGATCTAACTGCTGCTTCGTCAATCTCGACATAATCAATTGATTTAACAGGAATACCGATATTCCGTAATGCACACCGTGGGCTTCCAATTCCACCGAATAATTCTAAAATTTGTACCATAATAATTTCCTTTCTTGATAAGGCGGTAAACAGGAAGTCTACCGCCTCGTTGATGTTTAGATAATATTTTTCATGATTTCTACAGATTCTTTTTGTGCTTTTTCTTCCATTCCTCTTACATACAACAGCGTTGTATTAATTGATGCATGATGTAAATTTTTCTGTACAAGCACAATATCACCCGTTGCGTTGTACAATGTAGTACCATATGTTGCCCTTAGTTTATGTGGACTAATTGTTTTTCCTTTTATATTACAAGCATATTTTTTTGTAATATCTGAAATTGCACTTGTTGACAATCTCTTTCCGGTTTTCCCAAGAAATAGAGCCGGTGTATCGCATACTGTTACAAGTTGATCTCTGTATGCTAACCATTTCTGCAATTCATCCAAAACTTTCGGAATTAAAATGAATGTATGAACTTTTTTCCCCTTATCTGTTACAATCAGAGTTCCTTTATCCATATTTAAGTTTTCTATATCCATATTGGATAACGCTGCACAACGCACGCCTGTAGAAAGAAAAAGTTTTATAACTGCAATATCTCTTTGTGACCAAATAGCTGATGGTTTCCTTGTTTTCCCTGTTAGCTTATGGTCTACATTATAAAGATACGTTTGTGTTTCTTCTGGAGTCAAATAACTCTTTTCTCTTCTTTCTATTGTTCTCTGTTGCTCTCTCTTTTTTGGCTTCGCAATTTCTTCCATATAATTTTTCGAAAAAATTTTATATGCAAACATACATTTTGAAAAAAGTTTTAACGCAGAATAAACTGCGATTTGATAAGAAGAAACTGTTTCTAATCCATTGTCTTTATCTTGTATTTTTGCCATATAAGATACAAAATCTCTCAGTTCAAGATCTTCTTCTTTTTCTTTTCCTGTGAACTTTAGAAATTTTAATACATCACACATGTAAACATATTTTGTCTTTTCTGATAAATCATGCATATATAAAAGGAAGTCTTGTAGATTCTTAGACTTCCCTTTTGTAATGTTTTCGATTTTTCGTTTATATTTAAGCTTTTCTTCCTCTAAGCCTGTCTGGACTCCTTCATTCATTTTATTCCTCCAATTATAAATCGGCAATTGCAGCAATAATTATAATAATAATGACTCCAATTGCGACAAAGGTTCCATAGTATCCAACGGCATATTCAAGTGACATAATATCTTCCTCCTAAAATTAAACTATTCAAAAATGTATGACGGAAACATCAGCTCTAACTCCTCTTCTGAAATTTCCATATTTTTGTTTTGGCTTTTAAATTCTTCATCGAACTGATGATTTAATTTCAAAACATTGTAAGCACTTTCAATCACCCACTCCCTGATGAACTCCATATCTGATTCCGACAAATCATATCCATATAGTTCTACATACCTAATCAACTTTTTTCTTATACTTGTTTGTGTTAGGTTCCATTTCTTTTCTAAATTCTCGAACTTACGCACATCTGTTTGACAATATTCTTTGAACGTTTTTCTTTTCATATATTCTCCTTTCTTTGCAACAAAAAACCGGCACATTTCTGTACCGGTTAATAACGTTCCTCCTTTCTGATTTTATTCAATTTTTCTTTCTTTTGATTGATGTGTCGTACTTTTGCTGTGGCCTATATTTATCACAATGTTGACAATAATGATTGTGATCTGCTTCTCTCCCTTTACTACATTGTCCTGCACAAATATAATATAAGCATGGTGTTTCTCTTGTATTGCTCATCTTTTTTCTACACCTATCGGCATGATAATATAACCAGAAATACGGAACCCTCTGGACGCAAGTTCTTTTAAATCTGTTGCAATTCTACCTTCTTTCAATAATTTATGCATATTACAATGGATAGTGCCTTTGCTTTTAATTCCAACACCTTTTCCAATCTCGTCATAAGACGGAGCATAACCATGCTCAAAAATGTAGTCTTTGCAAAATTCATAGATTTTATCTGTTGTGTCCTGTATGTTATCATATTTGTTTACCATAATTATTCTCCCTTCTTTTTAAAAACATCACTGACCTGCCACGAAATCATCTCATTTCCAAGCTCAATAATTCTATCCTTGAAATTTTGAACAAACTCCGCTGTAATAACTTTTACAATATTTGCATTGGTTGGTTCTATACCATCTTCGACCAATGCATTTATGATATCATCTTTTGTCCATGTAGTGTTCATATCTTTACATTTTTCTAGTTCATATCTCGAAATCGTTTCTTCAATAGTGTCAAAATCAACACATCCATAACCAATTCTCTCTCCGTTTTCAGCTAAATATAACATATAAAACATTCCTTCATTTTCGCCATTACCCCGTAACTCATCAATGTTGTTGCCATATACAATATCAATTAAATTCCCTTCCCATGGATGATCTGCATAAAAATCACAATCATAACCATCTTCTGCGTCGTATCTGTCATCTTCTTCTGTCACAATCATCATGTACTTTTTATCTGTTCTCATATTCTTTACCTCCACTTTATATATTGAACCTCTTCTGTCTTATACTTCAAAATCAAACTCGCTTAGACCGCCACTATCCATTACGTAAGCTTGTGCTGCTTCTGCATACGTTCCATCAAAATTTCCATTTTCAGTATCGTAATCACTAACATGATTTTCAATTTCAGATTCATAGAACGAAAAAATATTTGTAATTAAATTTTCCATTTCAGTTCTAGGTTCATACCCCTGTTCTCTAATCCATGCTGCCATGTAATCATAATCGCACCATTTTTCTTTCGGATATTGTGAGTAATCTTTTTCTTCTGTCCATTGTCCAAACCAATCAACCATATTTATACCTCCAATCAAATTCGACATTCATCTGGTCACATTTGCATGATCATAACTATAACCATTTGCATTTACATACGTATCAAGAGCAGTAAACATATCTCTTTCTAACTGTTCTTTCCAATTATCCGTATTCCAATCTACTTTTAAATCATAATCTAAGTAACCGTCTGAAGCCCAATCGTTTCTACTATCACCATGTTTTAAGCATGTAAAATAATTTATAACAGGAGTTTTATTCCCAACTTGATCATCAAATCTTGCAACCTGCTCTTCTGTGTAAATGTTCACTTCTACATCCACGTATCCAATTTTGAGTATCGCTGCACCTCTATATCCATCTCCATTTTCATCTAAATTCTTCATGTAATTATTCCTAATATCATCAATTACAGATTCGATCTCATTCAATGTGAATTTATAATCGCTTCTTTGTTTCGCTTCCTGAAAGGTCATATATCATCACTCCATTTCTACGTTTAAAATTGCTATTTCAACATGTCGCATAACGCACAAATAATATGTACAATAAATACAATGATAACCACTTCTATCATTCTGTTTTTTAAATTATCTTTTATGTGAAGTCTTATACATAATTCTGCCATTAATACTCCAGTCAAAGCACTTAAAAACAATTTTAAAATAAGCATTTATTCTTCTCCTTTCACACATCAACTAAAATCGAATGGTATACCCACCATCTTCCGTTTCTTTCAATAAGCTTATACCAATTTGTAAATCTCTGTCCCGTACAATCAAACGCAGAAGGAACACATTCCATATATTCATTATATTGGAACCATTCATCCGCTGTTTCCCTTGTAGTGATTTCTTCTGGAAGCTGAAGCAATTCAATATACCCGTCAATTCCATTATCATGCACAATATGTCTTTCTGGCTTTTCATTCTCTCGTTTATAAATTTCACGAATTTTTCTTTTCCTTTTGAGAATTTTATCTCCGCATATTTCATTTACATCGTATCCTTGCTGTTCACACAGTTCTTTACAAATTTGAATCGCCTCATAGTATCCCCATAATCTGTGCTTTGTCTCATAATCCATACTTCACATCTCCATTTTATCTATTCCAGATCCGCAAATCCGCCATCGTAATTCTGTTTCCACGACCTATAAACTCCGTTTGTATCACGAAACTCTAAGTAATACGCTTCTCTCCATTCCCACGGCTCCTGCCATACAATCTCTTTAATTGTACATACAATTCCTTGGCAATGAACTACATCACCTGGTCTTAAATCTCTCATTTTCTTTACTCCTTTTAAAATCTTAGTTTCTTCAATTTTCTACTTCCACGAGAACAGTGTATTCAATTCCATTATGTTCAAAGTTCCATTCACCGTCATATGTACAATCTGGTTCTGTGCATGTCAGTTCAAATCCATTATGGAATAATACACCTTCTGTATATGGAGCTTCTTCTTCACAAAGTACTAACTTAATATCTGCTTCAATTCCGTTTGGAAATTTTGCGGTGTGCGTAATTGTTTCATCTCTCTTATATCCATATTTCTGATAAATTTCATCTCCTGTAAGATTGAGTAAATCATTAATTAAATTCATTTCCTCGCTTGATATTTTTATTGTTTGTACCATAAAATTTCCTCCAATCTACTTTTGAAATGTGAATTTCTTACTTGTGTCACTCTTTTTCAAATTTAGTTCCCTTCCAATCTAACCCATCAATCAGATAATTGGATAACTCGTCAAGTACATCGTCGGGTGTTTCATTGATGAATCTATTCATATTTACTGTAGTTCTGTCGTGTGTATATTCATCAATAAAGTCCATGATTTCCTTTACTGTAATATCCGTTCTCTGAATTTTATAAAAATCAGGATACCATCTATCAGAAAATCTGCCGTTAAAGTAGTCTGTTGCATACTGACCTGTTTTCATAGGAACTTTTATCCCGTGACTGTAAAAAATTTCTTCTACTGCCTTTTCTTTCTCATTTTTCTTAAATGTATCTGTATTGATTACTTTATCTTCGTATGAAGAAAAATCTGCTGAATACATTTCATAACAATCTTTTGATGGATCGTCCCAATCAGGCGAAATATCTGCACCAATCAGAGTTGCATTTCCACATGCTGCACAAATAAGAAGGAAGTTTTTATCAGCATCTAATGCCTTTTCAATCCTCTCATTTGGGATAGCATGAATCCGTCCACATTTACAAATTCTAATATCATACTTTCTACTCATATCTTACCTTTCCTTTCCAATGAAATACGCATTTTTTACATTATACGTCCATTGTATTATTTGAAATAATTATTCCGCCTTATCTAGTAAAATGTTACCGACTTCTTCCACTGTAAGTTCTCTGATTATCTTCATTTTCTGTGCCAGGATTATTAGTCTCATTTAAATTAGTCTTAAAAGAAAAATCTCCAAAATACTTATCTTGTGCCTTTTTTCTGCAAATAGTAGCTTCTTCAATTGTATTAAATCTACCCAAGAATATTGTTTTACGGTTTACTTTAATTGTTGCTGCCCATTTTTGTTTTTCATTATCAAAATGAACCCCTGTGACTCCTGATGAATTATTCTTACTTAGTGATGCATTACGGCAATTCTCTGTATTTGTACAGATACGAATCTGAGACTTTCTGTTATCATGTTTTACATGATATATATGATCTACAATTATATCTCTATCTGTTAATCCTAAAATCAATCTATGCATTCTAATTGGATGATTATCCCCGCTATTTGCGACCACGTATCCGCTCTTGTCTATATGCCAATTATAATTTTTTATCAAATCATAATCTTCCAAATCAAAGTAAAATTCTTCTCCTTTTGTGGTATAGCCTATACCAAACGAACCAGTTAAATCATAATTATTAAATTTACGTTTGATTCCAGTATCGTTTATTTTTTGTAAATTTTTTCTACAATGCTCCAAAATAACACAACCACAACTCTTTGTGTGACCACTCTTCAAATCTTTTTGTCTTACTGGAAAAATTTTATCTGAATTGCATTCACAAAACACGTTCCATCCAGCTATCTTCCTTCCACAATCAATAAAATCTTCGGACTGAGAAACTACAGTAAGTCGTCCAAATTTCATACCTACTAAATTTTGTTTAGTTTTGACCATTTTTTACCTCACTTGATTTTAATTTACTTCTAATTCGTTCAGTGTTTTATTATTTTTATGTGTGCCACCCTTTCCGAACTGCAAATCCCTTTGTAGGACAACACTCAGGCTGCATCCATTCATTGATTGGCGTGGAATACGTTTTATGT